CGCAGACCACTAATCCGTATATTGGGAACGGTGATGTGGTGTACGCAGATGCTACGAAAGGGTTAGTACGGGTGCAGTTAAACAATGGGGTAATTCAGTACAGACCCATGACCGCCACGATGATTGTTAAGGAAGACATATCACAACTAAGTTTTGTTGATCAAGGCACGTTGGGGTTATCGCCACAGGACGTGCGGGAGTTGGTTGAAGCACGTAATCTAATTGAGGCGCGTGAGAACGCCTTGCTTACACAGTTTCCCGATGGACCATTCACAAATGCTACAAATAACGTAGTCGCCACAGAGAACGTTGACCCACGCTACACGCAATACCTAACTGCGCTTATGCAGAAACTTGGCATGGGCAATTTAAATCTGTTCTTAGTATCCGGCAAAGACTTAGTTGGCAATAATGATAAGTATCATCTGCACGGTGCATACGGCACGTTGTCAACAGCCGGTAACAGCGCAAGCAGAAACGGGATGTTCATACCGTTTGGACCACGCCAAGATACCCTTGCTATATACCTTGATCCTACGTTGTCTGAAGCTAAGGCAATTGAGACCATTGCGCATGAGCTTGGGCATGGCATTGAGTACACATCCTTTGTGCATGCGCGATTTGCTACGAAAGACGCTATTGTAAAAGAGTACACGGCATGGCGAGACGCCGCACGGAAGATGAACGTTGAGCAGTTCATGAACTCACTGCGCAATCGTGAGACAGCCGCATTAAATCTTGCGAATGCTTCACCTGCAACCTTAGCTTCACCCGCACAAAACATTACCGATGGAAAAGGCAACCCTAATTTTGAATCGTATTGGGCGAGTTTTCCTGAATGGTTTGCGGATAACGTTTCGCGTTGGGCAACCACAGACGCTAAAGCTACAAGCCTTGTAGCCAAGTTCTTCCAAGCCGTTGCTAAACAGATGCGGGCACTTGTGGCAGCGGTTACGGGTGTGCGGTTTGATCCAGCAACAAGCGTTGCGGATTTCCTCAATTCAATGAGTCCTGCTAACCCCGTGATGTGGAAAGGCGCTGTCGCAGACAGAGCAGCGGGCGATATTCGCGTGCGCTATGAAGAGTCACTAGCAGAAACGAAACCCACCGCACCCGACACACCTGAGTTTAAGCAGTGGTTTAAGGGTAGTAAGATTGTCAATGAAGATGGCACACCGAAGGCGATGTATCACGGCACGACCGGCAACATCAGTGAATTTAAAATATCAGAAAAGAAAAATCGCACTAGCATGCCTGATGGGTTTTACTTTACTTCTGACCCAAAAGAAGCAAGTGACTATGCTACCAACGACGAAAATGCTAATGTTATTCCGGTCTATTTAAATGTAAAAAATCCGTTTAATCTAACCGGAAAAAACAAGATCACCAATGAGATGGTGATGCAATTCAGAGATGAGTTACGCAAAGACAATCCGGGTTGAGGGTTTGACTGGATACAGTCGAAAGTAGAACTTTTTAAAGAAAAAGCGGCACGGGGCGGGATGCCATTTCCTAACATTTCCTTTCCAACAGACGCAATGCAACGTGTGTTTCAAGTTGGTGGGTATGACGGGTTGATTGATGGTGGGCGACACATTGTGGCGTTTGAACCAAATCAAATCAAATCTGTATACAACCAAACGCCGACTGACGTTAATGACATTAGTGGTGAAGAATCGCTCGTAGATCAGCAGCAGATGGATGAGTCAACCATCATGCAAACCTCACAGAGCATTAACACTCCTGTGGGGCAAATCACACCTGCTACATGGAACAACATTAACCAAGCCAAGTCACAACCGCAGCGTACAGCCCTGACGCAGTTTGCTGCTGTGCAAGCGCAGAATGATATTAGCTGGACAGATTGGTTCCGTCAAAAGACGGTGGACGTATTTGCACCAATCGCTACCAAGCTCGGTGCGCGTTTCGATCAGGGCGTGCGTGACTCATTTGGTGATGTAAACCCCGTGCAGTTTATCCGGCAAGCCTTTGACCACGCACGTGTGGCGCTTGATGTGTTCCGGCAAGGTGGCTTGCGCATGAACAAGGATGGCTTCTGGGAAAGCGTTCAACTTAGAGATGCTAACGGCAAAGAAATGTCGGCACAGCAGGTAATTAAAGATATCGACGCGCTGGCTAAGAAAAACAACGAAGCCTTTATCGTTACCAAAGCCAAGGTAGCTACCGTATTGGAAGGTATGCGCCTGTCCGATCTGCGCAAAGAAAACGCTACGCTAGAAGCCGATGCTCAAGCCTACGAAGCGCGGGGCGAGTTTGATAAAGCCGATAAGATGCGTGAGAAGAAGTTTCCTTTACATATGCGCTTTGCCGAAATTGATGCGCTTGAGCAAGTGTTCCAAGCATCGCCTGAGCTACAAGAGATTCAACGCATTATGAATGTGTCGCGTGAGTCGGTGGTGGATGCTATGGTGACTTCGGGGCGCATCAGTCAAGACCGTGGCGACCTATGGAAAGCGGTTACTAACTACGTGCCGTTTGATCGTGAGAACAACGTATACGAAGACCCGTCGCTTACACAGCGCCCAACCCGCAAAGGTATCTCTGCACTAGGCGAACTACCTGTGCTACGTGGGTCTTTAACGCGCCCTGTAGTAAACACCGTAGACAGTTACATGAACACGATGGCGTGGATGGTTGACCAATCCATGCGTAACTCCGCCGCTGTGCGTGTGCTGAACCTAATGGCAACTCCGGGTGTGGACATGGCAAAGAAATTGCCATCTATGAACCAAGCCTCTAACACCGGTATGGTTGTGCCTAAGCTCTACGAGAAGGGTGAGCCGGTCTATTTTGAACTGCACAGCCCATATGACTTCGCAGCCTTTGTGCAAGCCCCTGAGATTAAATCAAGCGCGTTGAAGTTGCTCGGTGCATCCTCACGCCTGTTGCGTACGACCGTTACTGCGACACCACAGTTTGCAATTTTGCAGGTTATAAACGATGCGCAACGCGCAATGTTTTTGTCGGGAGTTAAAAACCCTGCTGCGGCATTGGGCAAAACGTTATACAACTTCCCTCGTGCGTGGTTTGGTGCGTGGTTTGGTAAGCAATCGTCTACTGAGCGTAGGTTAACAAGCTTAGGTGTTATCGGGGACTATGACTTTAACCCAATCAACCCTATTGAAACGCTTGAGTATCAGACAGGTGCAGAGAAACGCGGTTTTGTTCGGGCGTTAATTAACAAGCTTGAGCAGGTTACCAAAGCATCTGACATGGCTGCACGTATGGCGGTGTATGACCAAACACTAAAAGAAACCGGCGACCAAGCTGTTGCAATAGTCCGTGCGCGTGAACTGATTAACTTTAACCGCCGTGGGTCATCCACGGCTATGAACGTAATGTCGCAAACCGTTCCGTTCTTTAATGCCTACGCGCAGGGTCTAGACTTAATGTATCGCGGGGTGTCCGGCAAAGACTCGTCCACAGGTTTAAACAAATCTGCTGCGCGTAGGTTCTTTATTAGTCGTATGATGGTAATGATGGGCTTGGGGTTCTTGTATGCCGCAGCTATGTCAGAGGATGACCAGTACGAAGACTTAACCGATGAAGTGCGCGACCGCAACTGGATTTTGCCTAAGTCAATCAATGAGGGGTTAGGGCTTAACTTTGCAATTAAAATCCCTGTGCCGACAGAACTTGGGTTTATCTTTAAGTCGATCCCAGAGCGTGTCATGAGCTACAGGAAATCTGCATCGAAGGGTGAGGATCAAGGTATTGGGCGTGCGGCAACTGACGCGCTTTTAGATGGATTGAAAAACTACAGCACTATACCAATCCCACCTGTGGTGAAATCAGCGGTTGAGAACACCACCAACTACTCGTTCTTCACGCATCGGGAGCTTGTGCCTAAAGCCATGCAAGAACGACCCTCAGCCCTGCAATACACATCCAACACATCAGAGCTTGGCAAGGCAATTGGTAAAGCCGCTGACGTATCACCCATTAAGGTCGATAACTGGATACGCGGCACATTCGGGCTGATGGGTGCGTCTGGGCTGCTCATGACGGACGCGATGATGAACCCTGCAAGACCTGATCGGTCACTTGCGCAAATACCCTTTATGAGTATTGCGTTGGTCAACCCCGCAGGGTCGCGTGTCAAGGATGAGTTCTATGATTTCCGTCAGAAGATTACGGAAGCCGTGGCAGCTAAGAACATGCTGCAAAAAGAAAACCCAGTGAAGTACGCTGAGTTTATGCAAAAGAACTACCACTTGCTTGCCGCAGCACCCTATGTGAATCAGAAACTCAAGGTGTTATCTGAGCTACGCGCAACAAAAGAAATGTTTACCCACATGCCTGCATCAGCAATGACCTCTGCCGAAAAGCGCAAGAACATTGATGAGATCAACAAGATTGAAAAGGTAATGTTGAGTGATATGCGGACGATGCGCTCTGCGATACAAAAAGCGGGTCCTAAATAAAAAACCCCCGGTGCGAGACCGGGGTAAACACAACCAAGGAGTATCAGCATGGACGTGCTGATTGCTCAATTATATCAGCGCATGCGCCATATACCAACCCCCCAAAGCCCGTTGCGTTCGCCCACTGCGATGTGCAGCTTGATGCGGTGCTTGCGGGCGCTTCCTACCAACATCTCTGTAATACGGTTAGTTGCCACGCAAGGTATGAACACACTAGCCCCCACTGAGAATGTTGCCCAATCAAACGAATAGGTAACACCCTCTGCATCAACGATGCAGACCGTAGGAAGTTTAGGCTTGGGGTTTTGACTCATCCGCTATGGTGTCCATATCAAACACACGGCTCTGCGGGTCATGGATGGCAAGCACGTTCGCAGGTGGGGTACTGAGCAGTGTGCCCTTTGCCATGCGTTTCTTGGCGAGCTTAATATCTAACCCACTAGCTTGCAACCCACCGATCAACTCGTTGTAACCTACCTGACGTTTCACGCACCACGCCTTGAACGGCTGCGATGCTAGGAAGATAGTCTTGGTGTTTGGCTCGTAGCGGATCAGCAACTCGCCTCGTGGCTCACGTAGCGCGATGGGTTTGTAGGTTGTGTCGCTATCGTCAATGATAAGAACGTTGTTGATGTTCTGGTTGATGTACGCCGCCAAGCTATCTGACCCGTCTACTGAGCCACGTGTAGCCTCGGCAGCGGTCGCCAAGTGTGCGGATGCCCAACGCCCAACTCGCGCAACATCAATGTTGTGCAGTCCTAACGTTGCTGCAATCGTGCCCCCTGCAAGCGCAATAGCTGCCATGTTTGACCAGATACGTTCACGTTGGGTCAGGTTTGCATTGAGATCAGTTTGCGCCTGTATGGAGTTTAATAACTCTTTTGCCTTGTCGGGGTTATTAACCACGTAGGTCATCAGTAGCTCACCTGCCAACCCATGATTGTCGTGCAACTTAGCAAACAACGCATCGGTATGTACCTTAGTAAACTGCATCGTGCGCTGTACCGCCACCTCCATCACACGCATCAACTCACCCTCAGGGAAATCTTTTTCAGCAGAGAGCTTATCAATCACGCTGCTGTTTGATGATGTGATGGTCGGTGCTTGCCACGTGGTGTTGTTCACACGCTCTGCGTTCGTACTGGCTTGCAAGCGGTTCTTGCCTCGTGCAGCGGTTGCGGCATACACCATGTTTGACATTTCAATCGGGGACATGTTGGTGATTTCGTCAATGGTAATGGGCAAATGTTGCAGTACGCCCATGCGGTGTATGCGGGCGTTGTAGGTGTCGTCCTTCTGCAACAACAGATCAACCGGATGACCCCAGACACTGTTGGCTACCATGAGCGCGGTGGACTTGCCAATACCTGATTGGTTACTCATAAGGTTGTAGATGCCCCCACGGTACTGCGTGAGGTACATAAGCGGCGCACCAAAGCTCAGAAACACAGCAAAGGCAAACGGTTCAAGTCCGGGGGTGTCGTAGAAGTTTACGACCTTGCGCCACTCATCCATCGTGCCTTTCTTTTGCAGCATGCTCGTCACGCGTAGCGTAGCCGTAGACGGGGGGCTATACCTGCTTATCTCAGTTGTCGGGGGGGCTGTCGGGATGATCTCCCGATCACCAATTAAAAATGTACCCTCGCTTGTCCAACCCATTTGGGTTCTCATGTTTTCAGTGCGTTCACGCATTTGTAGCCTCTTAGTAGATTTTTGGATATAAGTCATAAGTGCATCAAAGTTTTTACCACTAGCCATAACACCATGCTCCGCAATAGCGTCACGAAATTTATCTTTAGCCACCACTACGGGGAGCGGTAGACTAAATTCACGAATACCATCGTGGGGCAATTTCAAACGTACTAGTATGGATTCCCCCAACATAGGGTCTTGCATACGTTTAACTACGTAAAAATCATGTTCATACACGCACGTTTCAGTGCGCTGCTCACCCTCACCCATTTCCGCATACACTCCACCTGCTTTACCGCGAAAGAACGGAAACGGAAACGGCTCAATAACCTCTTGCACGGCTTGCTTAGTCAGTGGGTCGGCAACTGTAACAACGTTGTCTGCGTCTGTTGCGCGTTGTATCTCGCGCCCAAGCACTACGGGGGTTGTGATCTTACCTTTAAGCGGACACGCTTTGCAACCATCAGGGTTTAATCCTTCAAAGGTCTTGCAGAATTGGGGTCCCTCAGTCTTGCTTGCTTTAGCGTCTGTCGCTGCGTGGGAGTAGTTGGGGTGTTTGTTGGACATTGCATGGATAGCCTCGTCACGGTCGATACAGACCTGTGCAATAGACAATCCTGCACGCCACAACGGTTCACTGATTGTGGCTTGGTTTTCGCAGATGTGCTTTAGCTGCAAGCATGTCTCAGTACGTACCATGATGTTCTTAAACCGCGTAACGTGGTTTTGCAAAAACGTCTTGGTGGTGTCATCCATCTTGTACTTGATGTGCTTAGGCACAGCAAACGGCAACACGTTATCAGGGGCTTGCGCCTCACCCGTACCCAACTTCTCTGCAAACGCTACGAGCTTGATGGGGGTCTTGCGTGACTTCAGTATCTCAACGGGTTTGGGGTTGCTTGGATCACGGTAGTTGTATGTGCCCGGAATACGCAGTATGCGTGCAGAGTCCGCTGTGCATGTTTGGTCTACGCGAAGCCCCTGCTCGTCGCACACTGCCTTAAAGCGCGTGGCTATCGGTAGCCACACGTCAGGGCTAATCTCTTGCTCTAGAGGCCAATATAAGTGAAAGCCGTTGCCTGAGTTTACAACGACCGGACGGGGTAATCCCGTAGCCTTGATGAACGCCACGATAGCGCTAGCTGCATCTTCTTGCGTGGGGTATCCGCTACCGTCAGGCTTGTTGCTGTCAACATCTAACCAAAACGATTTAAGCCACGCAACATTTGATTGTTTGCGCGATGACCCATCAAGATAAGACGCGCATGCAAAATACTGATTGACTGGTGCATCTAGTGCGCCACTCGCGGGTTCAAAATCTGCAATAGCCGGTAGAAATAGTTGCTCAACCTTCTTGTTTGCTATGGCTGCGAGACAGTATGTTCCCGATTCAGGAAGCACAAGGCGCAGAAATTCTGTAGGTGTCATATAGTGCTTCTTCTTATACGATGACAGACCCGCGAGGGGCTATTTGTCTAGCAATTTTTGCAATCGCTTTAGCTTATCGGGGGCGGGTGCATACTGCCCTGTAAACCAATCGTATACGCACGTGCGTGACACACCTAGTGCGGCTGCAACCGCTGTGACGCTTATATCTTTCTGTACTGCTAGCATGCCCAATGCACCGCCGACAGTTTTCTTTGCTTCTTTAATACGTTTTGCTAGCGTGATTGAATAGCCACTCATGTATATCTCCAAGGTTAAACATGGGGTCACTGCTTTCGCAGTGACCCCGCAGTGCTTACTCGTCGTCGTCAGCCCAATTGTCTAGCACGGACTTAACGTCAACAGCCTTGGTCTTGCCACGTACCTTAGGTGCAGCAGCTTCGGGCGCTGCGTCCTCTTCAGGCGCATCTACTTTGGCGTGCTTGGCAGCAGCCGCAGCAGCTACGCTATCTGACTCTGCGTCTCCGGAGCTTTGCTTATCCAATTTTGGAGTAAACGACATGGTGATCGCGGCTAACGCCTCGGTGGTATCCGCACGTTCGGTTACAGCGGTGTACTCGTCTTGCTCAAGTGGGCGCACAGGTTTGAACGTCAGCTTAGGTGTTGCTGAGTTGGTGTCAAAACGCATCTCAGTCACCACAGCCGTTACAGGCAGGTTGTGCCCTGCGAGAAACTTAACGTATGCCTCAAGGGGCAGCTTACCTTTCTCGCCCTTACCAAAAATAGATTGCGCGGGTAGTGCGAGTTGCAACACATCACCTGCAATGTCGTTATCAAGCACGACAGCAAGGCGGCGTGTAAAGCGGCATGCACGGCTATCGCCCTGACCTGAACCTTTGATGTTCTGTGGGCATGTGGCGCACTTCGGGCTTTGCGGATTGCGCACAATAACATCAGGTGTTTCGTTGTTTGATGACCAACAATCAGGTGCAGCGTTCTCACCTTCTTTGTACGTACCTGCGTAGAACGTGCGGTGTACGTTTGAGGCGCTCTTAACAATGATAATGTTCATAGCGCGGTCATCGTTCTGCATGACTTCTTCGCCGTTCACAATCTTACGAAACACGCCGCCACGAATAGAAATGCGGGGTATTGAGCCGCCACCACCCATCAAATTGCGGGTGGTTTCATCCATCGTAATACCTTTCAGGTATGCGGGTAGCTTCGCCGGATTAAAAAGACTGAGATCACTCATGTGTAACTCCTGTTGGTTGGGGAATAGATTCTACAAGTTTGTCGGCGGGAATGCCAAAATACTTTCGTACGTCACTTAAAAAGAAACGGTAATGCTTGCCAATGCGAATTGACGGTAGTGGGTTTACGGCTTTCTTTGCTAGGTTTGCAACAGTGGTCTTGCTTATGTTCATTGCGTGTGCGACCTGCGTGGTCGTCATAGGGCGTTCTAGCATCACTTGCGACTCCGTGTGATGGTTATGGCGTACTGGCTTGTGACATTCAAACCGGGCGGCATAAGCTCAGGGTTGTTTTCAATAAACTCTTTCATTGCACGTTGTGCGACACGCCGCTCAAGCAAGTCAGGTGCGCTTTGCGCAAGGATAAACTTGTGCATCGCTTCCCAATCTGTTGCGTCATAGCGGGTTTTGACTGAACGTGATACCGTGCCAAACTGTGTCTTTAGTCCGTCTGTGCCAACGGTCTTGCACAACTCTAGTAACTCGGTCTCAATAAACGCCATCTGATCTTTGACGTTAGCGTCTTCATCCTCGTACTGCGCCTTTAGTGCTGATCTGTGGTCACGCATTTTTATATATGCTTTAACCATTTTGTCTGCGGTTATGTCCATGTGATTCTCCAGTGAGTAGCTATAGTAATTGTTTATATTTACATTGTCAAGTGTTAGCTATTGATGATCTCCTCGTATAGGGCTAGTAAGCTTACATTAGTATCTTCACAATTATCAAGTGCCTTGTAACGCTGCACTTCTACGGGACTACCCTGTAGTTTTACGACCAAGCACTTGTTCTTTTGCCCTGCGCGGTGGATACGCGCATTGGCTTGTGCGTAGGTTTCATACGACATGATTGGACCCCACCACACAATAGTGTTTGCCGCATGTAGGGTAATCCCGTGGGAGGCTGCTTGTGGTTGGATGACTAGCACCTTGGGGTTCGCTTGCTCTTGAAACGTTTTAATAACCACTGCGCGTTTCGTTGGGGTGATGCCCCCATGTATGGTATCAACCGTATACCCGTCAGCCGCCAACTTCTCTAGCAGTAGCTCTATGGTGTGCGTGTAGGGCACAAAGACCAACACCTTGTGGGGCGTGTCATCAATTACTTCGCGCAACACATCGTAGCGCGGGCGTATGTCGAGTTCTACCGTCTGATGGTCATCGGTGTACACCGCGCCACAACTGATCTGCAACAGCTTGTTAAGCCCTGCGGCTGCATTGACCGCAGAGATAATTTCACCCGCTGCAAGCACGGCTAGGTTCTTGCGCAAATCGTCATACATCTTCTTCTGTTGGCGTGTGAGCGGCACTTCGCGGGTTGTGTAGATAATGTCAGGTAAGTCTAGGCACTGCTCTTTGGTAAATCGTATTGCGGGTTGTAGCAAATTGTTGACCGTAGTGATCGCGGTAGGCTTGGGTATCCATTTGAAGTTTGTAATCTTAGACATTACAGAATCACGGAACATACCAAACGATCTAGGCGCGGTGCTTGGGTGCATCATCTTGACTAAACCAAACGCATCAAGCGGTGACTGTGAGGCAGGTGTGCCCGTCATCATCCATACCCAAGTGTCGGGTCGAATTAGTTTATTGATTTGCTTCCATCGTTCAGTCGTAGCAGTCTTCACAGCGTTGGCTTCATCAATGATGATAAGGTCGAAGTCACATGCCATCAGTTCTTTCTGTATGACTGCAACACCATCAAAGTTGATGATGACAAACTCCGTGTTGGCTTTAAGAATCTTTTTGCGCTTGTCACTGCTACCATGCGCAATAGACACGGTGCGGTGCATGACGCACAAGAACAAATCACTTACCCATGTGGCTTGCATGACCGACACAGGGCAGATCACCAGTACGCGCTTAATGCGCCCTATGTTCATCAGGTAGTCCGCTGCCCATATAGCGGATGCGGTCTTGGCAGTACCTTGCTCGTTAAAACAAAAGGCTCTGCGATTGAGAGTGAGAAATGCTGCGGTTTGCTTCTGATGCGCGAAGGGTGGGCGCGTGCCTGTCCACTTGTACTTAGCAATGATGGGTGACGGTACGTTGCGGATATTCAGGTTCTTTAACACCTGTGCGGTGTCTATATCCCAATGCACTAGCACTTCGTACAACCCATCAACCTCATCAACAATTGCACTCTTTGGTATGACGTTCAGCACCCTAGCGGGGTTTCGCAGACGTAATTTCAACGCCCGATTTTCAATGACTTCCATACGGCTCCGATGCAAAGTAGACCGAAAGCACAATGTGCACGGTCTGAGAACTACGCGTAGACACATAGTGTCTACGGATTATTTACTTCTTCTTACGTTCGCGCTTGCTAACTTCTGATACTAAGTTGCCTTTCGAGTCACGTTTAAATGACCGATTGCTATTTGAATCTTCAACCTTGATACCGTCTTTGATTGAGCCGCCTTTATCAACGGCTTTCACGTGCGCAGCATCCTTGCCATCACCCTTGCGCAGCTTACCTGCCTTGACCAAGGTGGTACGCGCCTTGTTGCGCTCATCGCGTTCTTTGATCTGCTCAGGCTTGCCGTGATACAGGGCGTACTCACGTGCGTAATTACGGTCTTCTTTGTTCTTGTATGGCATCACGTTCTCCGTGGTTCATAATGTTCGCAACTTGTTACAGGACACCACCCACGGCATAGACCCGATGGGCTTGCGTTCCACACACCGTGCTTGTACGCACCCTCAAGGCGCTGCACTTCTGGTAGCCAATCCATCCACATAGTCGGTGCATCAACTGCTGCGTACTTGGTGGGTACTAGCTTGTCTTCTTGGCAGAACAACAACCCTGCCTTGACGGACTTCACGTGCGGGTACAGCTTAAACACTGCTAACGACATGAGGTGCAACTGACTGCTGTCGGCGTTCTTAGATTTACCAAACTTGTAGTCGATCATGCGTGCTGTGCCTTTGTCGTGGTTGATAATGAGCAGGTCAACCGCACCACGCAACCACACATCCTTGGCAAAGAATCCTGTGGGTTCCATTGCCGCAGTCAACCCAAACTTCAACTCACAAAACTTCTCACCCTCAATTGCTTTTAAGCGGTCTAGCTGCTCCTGCATATAGCTGTACTGCGATGCCAGTGGCACGTCATCTCTGATATACAACTCAGCAGCTTTATGCGCCGCAATGCCGTACAGCATGATCTGTGAGGCTGACTCTTTTACGTCTTTAACAACTTTCAGGTGGTAGTATTTTTTGGGGCACGACTGAAAAGTTTTAAGCGCAGAATACGACCATGCTACTGCTTTGTCCATATCAACATTCCGCTAGGGTTTTGCCGGATTTAACTGTGGCATTTAAGGGTATATCAGGCATCCACTTCGGTGCTTTACACATTTCAGTATACACAAAGGACTTCGCAGCTTCAACATCTTTGTCTAGTGCAAGTACGTAGTCCGCATCGTGAATGGTAAGCAACGTAGGGTAACGCCGATCAATACGGATCATGCTTTCACCGATCACGCACCTAGCTAGCGATTGCACGACACCCTGAAAGAATTTAGCCCCGTAGATGAACTCCTGCCCTTTGCGCGTGATATACGCCCAATTAGTCTTGTCCTCTACCGTTACTCGGCACAGCTTGGGGTATCGCAAGACAAGCTCAGAGGGTAGCCGCACCCCTTCTTCACCTAAGATTTGCACGAGTCCCCGTCTGCCATAGCTCATTTGCTTGTTTTGATGCACTGCGGTAAGCGCACGTTCGCCGTGATCCCATGCAGCCTTTACGTGCGCATACTCCTGCCGATACAGGTTCACGATACGCTGACTCTCTGCCTCGCCAATGTCAACCTTTGAGCCTGACTTAATTGCTGCACGCAGCTTTTTAGCCCCGACCCCGTAAATTAAGGATAGTTGCGAGGTCTTGCCGATGAACCGCTGATCGTCTGTCACCTCGTCGTAGGGCACACCAAACACCGTAGATGCGAAATCTTTGTACAGATCACGCCCCTCACCCAAGGCACGCAGCTTATCCATCTGCCCGGCTAACCACAAACCCACACGTAGTTCGATGTTGGATAAGTCCGCACCCACGATGGTGTAGCCTTCAGGTGCACGGATAGCCTCTTTAATCTTGGACTTGCGCGGTAGGTTCTGTAGGTTCACGCTGTCCGCACCTGACCATCGGTAGGTTCTCGCACCTGCATAGCGCAGGGGGATTGCAAGATTGCCACGCCCACCCATACTGATGAAGCGTTGGGTGCGGGTTTCCTCAAGCGTGGATTTAAGCCCAAGCCGTGCTGCGCACACAATCTGCACCCGCACATCGTCATGCTCAAGCAATGCACGGAACCCCTCATCGGTCTTAGCAAAGGCGAACGCGGGCTTGCCTGTAGTGGGGCTTACCTTCATCGGTGCGTCCACGCCTAACCCCTCTAGCATGGCTGCAAACTGCGCACTGGATCGCAGGGCTTTCTGCACGTGTTCGTGATCCGTGCCACCCACGATGGCTACCGCTGCTAGGTCATCACGCCCGACCGCTTTGAGCGTGTTAATCAAGTGCGTGCGCTTAGACTCTTTGACCTCGACCAAGTGCGCATTGAGCATAGCGGTGTCAAGCTCCAGCAGGGGGCGGGTAAACATCCTGATGGTCATGTCAATGAGCTTGAGTTCCGGCTGTGGAAAGCCATCGTCCATCATGCGATCAAAGATTGCACGGGCTAGGTTCACATCATTGACGCAGTAGTTGCCGTAATAAACTAGCTCTAGTGGGGTGAAATCTTCTATGTGCTTGCCTTTAGCATCTAGCACTTCCGTGCCTTTTACGCCCACCTCGTAGTGCAAAGCCATGTTAGCAAGGGACACACTCGCGTCTACACCCAACGCTGCACGCCCCATGCTCAGGGTGTCCATAAGGACCTTGGGATGGATGTTGTACCTAAACGCCAGTATGCCCGCATCAAACGCTGCGTTGTGCGCCACAAGCGCGGTGTTAGCCCAATCAATTGAATCAAGAACATAGCTCACCTCGGACTCGTTGCGCCCTGACACCCACACGGTAGGCTCATCGTTGCGCCTATAGGCAAAACCGATCACTTCAAATCGAAGGTCGTGGATGTACTCTTCCGTGGTCATCTTGCTTAGGCTGTAGGCGTTGTCGTAATACGTTTCAAAGTCAAGTACAACTATGTCCATATCAAACTCACATCCATGATGTTGTCTTCGTTGATGACCAAGGCGATGCCACCTGCTTCTTTGATCTTGCGCAATTCGTTTTCTTGCAGGGCTGTGGTCTTGCCTTTACCTGCCTTACATTCAATTGCAAAGAACTTGCCGTTGCAGCACCCGACAAGATCAGGCACGCCTGAGCGACCATACCCACCTGTGGCGGGCATGAAGTGATACACACTGGCTGCGTCTAACATGCGCCTGACCCGCGCCTTAACCTTACCCTCAGGGGTTAGTGCCACGTGCTTCCCCTTGGCGCATTTTGTGCAGCGCATCCCACAGGCGGTTAGCCAGTTCTTGTTGCAACTCTTTTGAGGGCGGGTCGTTGTCAGCGGCGTGGATAAGTTCTTTGTCCGTTAGTGTTCTGTAGATCATAGTTGTTCCTTGGTTTTACGTGGTTTTTTAACTGCGGCAATTCCTACTTCGGGTGTTGCGTACTTGGCTTCGATCATTGCATCGGCTAGGACATAACACCACGTAGCGACACGCGGTTCACTCCCATCCATGACACCTCTACTAGCCAATCCTTGCAGTGCCATACCCGCAAACAAATCTCGCAGGTCTTCATCATTCATTAGCTTTCTCCGTAACTTCAATTAACTTCTGCAAGTAGTGCTGTGCTTTCTTCAGGTCTTCGATACCACCCTTGTCTTTCCAACGGGACACGTACTTTACAACATTACCTTCAAGGTAGCCCAAGTTGTTTGCAATGATGTAGTCCCACGGCTGTATAGCTTTAACTGCGTAGTGTGCGCCGCCCACTTGCTGCTCGTTGGCGCGTGTCGTAATGCCTTCTCGTTCCTTGTAGTTGTCTACAAGTTTTTTAATGTGCTCGCCTAATTGTTTTCCGTTAGTCATATTGGGTTCCTTAACCATGCTGCTGCCTCATCAGGGCGGGGGATAAATGTTGGCTTGCCGTTGCTATCTACAGGTTCTCGTGCATCGTCCCCATCGCCCCAGTGCCACACCCTTGATACCTTGCCACGTTTGGTTGTCTCATAGCTGCCAACGTGAACCTTGTTGGTTGTGTATAAAATTTTAAGCGCATTACGCACCGACTTTATATCTTTGCCGGTCAGTACGACCAAGGCACTAACCGTAGCCTTACCGACCTTTTGCAAAGCCTTACCTACGGTTATGTTCTTGGGTGTTACGAACTGCGGTGTGTCATGCATCTTTTAATTTCTCCTCTAGGTATTCAATCACACCCTTGAGTTTTATACCCCGCACATATGCATTTTCTAACTCACGGCTTTCACGTGATCGTGCAGTCAATTCTTCCGTCCATGACAAACGTAAATCTGCATTTTCTTTTTCAAGCACGGCTATGTGAATTTTAGCTGCGCGTAGCTGTGCTGCTAGGTTCTTAGTTGCCATTTTTCTTCCTCTGTTCTGTATACATCCCTGCACGATAGCCAATCTCGTACGCCTTGCGTAGCGTCATCATGCCCAGTTCGATTGCATCACTCTCCGATATGAAGTGCAACGCACTCTCTTGTGCTGCGCGGCGTATGCTGTCCTCGACCTGTTGTTGTTGGGCGCGTTCGATCTCTTCAAAGGCTTCATCTTCTTCGGTCATCACCCTTGGCTCTGCCCTTGCTTTGATTACTTGTATGTGGTCAAACATTTTCTTACCAAGTTCGTAGAACTCTTTGTCCTTGTTCTCTGGTGTCATGGATATTCCTTTATCTCAAGCTCAAGCACCATAGCTTGACGCTCATCGCAGTAGTAATACCCGACTACCTCGCACTCATCTATACCGACATACACAAGCATATTCTTTTGCATGGCTTCTGCAACTTTATACACAGGCTGATTCGGGCTGCTGTCACCTTCAAATACTACAAAGTCAATGGGTCTAATGCTCATTTTTTTCCTTTAGTTTGGCTTCGATAGCACGACACATCCGTTCGGGGTATCCAACATTTGCCGCAAAGATATGATTTATTTCTGTTCCGGTCAGCCCGACCCACTGATGTTGAACCGCTTCTCGCTGCTCTTTCTTTAGCATCATGATGCAATCATCAATATCTTCAAGCACATCCGGACCGAAACGCAATTCGCGCAGTATGTCATGTACCCACTTGAGTGTTGCAATAATTTTTATCCTATCCACCGTTCTTCTCCTTTAATGCTGCTTCAATGGCTATGGCGTAATGCGTACTGCAATAAGCAACGTCATCTACTAGCCTTTTAGCAATCTCTTGAGCCTCTTCGTGAGTTAGCCCGACCCACGGTTTACCCAAACAAGCACCGCACTTACCGCAAAACCGCTCGTATTGATCGGGTGATATTGGTGTAATTACTTGTTCAGGCAATGCGAGTACTCGGCGTAGGGCTTCTAAAGCATCGTATTGTTTGGGGTAGTAGGCATCCCAATTTTCAGGCATCGCACCTGAGTCCGTTGCAAATGCTTTTAAGTCTTCAAACGCATCAAACGCTTGCTGCAATAGTTCACGGCTCATTTCACACCCCCAAGTTTCTCATTAAGCACATCCCACTGCGCTTGCGTAATTGTGTACCAAGGACAACGACCGCCTTCTTTAAATGCCGCATCCCAAATACGCTTGGCATCTTTCTTACGAACGTCATCCCGCAACTTAATAAACCACGGCAGCTCATCATCTTCAATCTTCCACCACGCCTCAAACGCATCGTCACGCTCTTTGCTCATTCTTTACTCCATTCTGTGTAGTAAAACTCGTAGCGTTTAAACAAGCCAAAGAAATATGTGCCGACCACTCTGCGCTCAAGCCTTCGATGCTCTATTTCTGGCATCCATTGGTCGGGTCGGTTGCGTATACGAATGAACTCATCTTCAAAGATCATCATTTCAACCCCTTAGCATCTAGCCACATGCAATAGGCACTCACCATCATTGAGTTTGCTTTGGCATACACACCGGTGTTTATAGCTTCGATAAGTTTCGCTCGGTCACCCTCGTTTGCCCCAAAGTGTTCCATATAAGATTGGTAAAATTCTTCAAAGTTTTTGTTCATAACATCACCCATAAAATTAAACAGACCGCAAGGTAGAAGTACCCAACCAACTCAATCACTTCGCTTGAAGTATTCATGCGTGCCTCCGTATTGAATCTGCATCTTCACGTTGTGCAAGTAAGTGACCTACCTTACTCATGCCCATATACCCCTTTGAAACGTCTTCCACATCCACCCCTTCTAGATCAGGTGCTAGATCAAACTTGATGCTTGCGGCATACTGGAACTCAGGCGCAGTCACAACACACTTGTACCCACTCCAGTCGAACACACTCAAGCCCCGTATGTGTTCGCGCACCTTGGATACCTTACCGTTAGCCACACGATCATGCTCATTCACAAAATGCACAATCTTCTTGGTGCGACCTGATTCAGTCTTGACGCTCTTGTCGCGGTTAGCAAAATACTTTTTGGTGTTTTCTTTATCTACGCCAAACGTAAGTCGCTCACCCCGATGCGAAACGGATACACTCCACCGATCTGCACGCCTGACCCAATAGTTAAAGGCAAAAACAAACGCTGCCCTAACGACTTCATCTTTAGGTACATCACCATCGTTTAGCGAGTACGCAAGCTCTGGCATACCAACTTCTTTACGCATGTACGTGCCTTTGTTCAGCACCTTGACGGGTTTAAGGCGCATCTCATCACACAAGACCACCTTATTATCAGGCGTGATGACCACCCATGCGTATATCCAAAACAGATTGTCCATAAACTTATGTGCCATACCAAACACATAGGGCGTTCCCTCTACCCGCTTGACGTGCCACGGTAGCTTCTTGTGCTTGATACCAAACATACACTTCAACGTACCGTCAACGTCTTTTGTGTTGCCTGCTGATATCAAAAACATAGCGGGTTTGTGTTTTGCATCCACTAAATTTTTTTCTATCAAAAAACTACGCACGTCATCTTTACTACCCATGATGCCATCTTCAGGTATATGCGCCCCTAGCTTACGCAACCCAATGCACTCATCACGACTGAGCCAGCTATTTGGGCTGAACTTTAGCTTGTACGTGTCGAATGTGGCTTCGATGTTGTCAAGCAAATCGCTAAGTGTTTGCGGGAACGTGGGCTTGGGTTTTTCTTTTGGCGGTTCTGCCTCGCCTATATAGTCGTACACGGGTTGCATGAGCGCGGGATGTTTGAACCAATCTAATATCGTAAGCAACGCCGCGCTGAACTTATCACGATACCGTGTCAGCGTTTGGTTCATACAAACACCCCATAGCACCAAGCAAAGTACAGCGTGACAACTGCACACGCAGCGCAGATAGCCATCTTAGTTTTCCACAGACTTGCAACGCCTGTGCCTAACAAGCACGACTGCAACGCCATGCCGTGGTTATCTAATCGTGGGTTCTTGCCGCTGTACCAACCACTTGTCATCCTGCGTTCAAACCACTTGGGTTCGTAGTTGCAGCCTATCTTGACTTTGCATTTCATGTTAGTGCACCTCTTGGTTGTCCGCAGGTGTAACAAGTGCGGTGTATTTATCAAATGTGTACATCACAGCATCAAGAAAAAACTGTCGATCTACGTGGTTGTGTACTGCAAGCACCACCGCCAAACTGTTGACAGCGGACAGCGCGACATTTACAGACTCGTCTGTAGACTCAGGGGCAGACGCACGAACAACGTTGTACAGCTTTTCGTATAAGTCACCGACACGCGCATCGAACGTTGCTTTCATTTTGCGCCCTTTAGGATAGTACCGTCTGGATAAAACAGCGTGCTGTCGATGCGACTCGGTTTATTTAACACATCAAGCGAGTTAGGGCGCATCGCAATCTTGCGCAGGTCTAGCCCGATGTAGGTTGTGGGTGTCGTAATAAATTTAGCACGGTGTCCATGTGCTTTGGTATAGTTTGCCATTCTGGTAATCCTCGTATGTGTGTGAGTTCGTTGTAAGTAAAAGGTAGTGCGTCAATCCAAACTGCTGCACCTGCGTACCCAAGATCGACTGAAAGCCTCGGCGGTAGCCTCTCATACCACCGCCCTACAGTCTTCACATCACCCTTAGCAATGAGCATGACCGATAGCGGTGCAGCAATCTTGTTTGGCAGTGCTTGTAGTCCTTGCGCGGGGGTGTAGTACGCATGACCTACACACTCCCCACGCTGCCCCGTGTATAAGCTCCACTGCTCTACACGGTTGCCAGCGTTTAACATCGCGCTTACTTGTAGCTTGATAATAATTCTCCTAAGTGATTGTCATAACGGTATGACAATCGTTGGGCAAGTATAGGTGGACACGCTTTACATTGTCAAGCCCAACCGCTAGGGATGTGTATCGTCACACCGATAGGCGCAACGGCACGTGTGGTGATAAGCCACACCACCGGGCATGTCCACCCTGTACCCCAGTTACTTATAGCGCCATCGGTAATCATCACCACGCACTGCGGGCTTAGATTATGTTTGGCGATGTAGTCCACCACGCACTGTGGGTGCGTGCCACCCCCGCCCTTGGGTTTAGTAGCCTGTGCGATGCTATCAAGGTCGTGGCGACCATACACCTCATGCCCTGCCACTGCACCGTCCCAGTACACAAGGTCAACGCGCTCAGGGCGTATGGTCTCGCACACCCCCACAAGCTCGCTCAGTGCCACACGTAGAGCCTTGTCACCCACAGAGCCAGACGTATCTATGCCGAACAGCAGCGACCCAACGGACTCGCTATAGCGTGTGGGCATGTATACATCCTGCGCAAGCCACCGCCTTGAGACCTTGCGCCACGTGGACATGTCGTTACCCATGCACGTTGAAAGCATCACTTCACGCAACGCCTCACGTGCGTCTATCGTGGGCTTGAGCAGGTCAATGATTGAGCGGTCTGTCTTATGCCCAAGCAACCCCGCGACCATCGCGCCTTGACGCACCGCAGCATCTATTTCCTTGTTGACAGCTTCGGCTTCCTCCTTGGGCATCTGCTCGCTCGCTTCCCAATCATGCTCGTCAAACGAATAGCCGCCCCCATCGTCACCCTCATCTTCAAGGATACGGAACACCTGCCCCGCATCCATGCCACGGAACCGCTCATCGACTAAGCCGCCCTTGGGTAGACGGATAAACTTGGGGTCACCGAAGTCTTCGATCTGCAAGTTAATCACGTAGTCCATCGCTTTGTTAGCAAGCTCTGCGTTGATCTTAGACAAGTGCCGCCACGTACTGAGGTGACGATACAGGATGTGCCCACCCTTCTCGTGGTAGATCAAGCCGCGTATTTCTGCATCCTCAAGAGACTCGACAAAGGCAGTACCAAACACCGTGTTCACGCCATCGGTGTACGCCGTAGGTACGTCCTCACGCACCTCGGTGTTACCAAGCATGAATATCCCTGCCAGTGCGGAGAACCGCTGATCGTTCATGAGCGACACTTGCATGCGCTCAATGCGTTGTATGGGTGTGTACATAGCTCACCTCAACTGAATAGGTAGTCGTTAGCAATCGTAAACTTAGTGAACGAATCGTTCTTGCTCATCCACACAAGCTTGTCCTCTTGCGCCTTGGCTTGCAAGGCAAACAGCGCCTGTGCTTCCTTGTGCTTGAAGCGTTGCATGTAAGTCATCCACGCAGTCAGGTTAGACTCATCCACCCACTTCAACGCCTGACACACAAGCATCACCACCGCTGCCGGAGCCGTAGGTACAGGTGCACGCTTGGGGTTAGCAAGTATGTCCTGCTTGGTAGGTAGCTGCGGTGCAAGCTGCTCAAAGACTAGCAAGTCCATTGCTGCGGCTTGCCCAATCGTACCAATCAGTAAGTGCGCAATCGTATCCAACGGCAGTACATCGCGCTTCTTGATGATCGTGCTTGCACGTGTGACCGAACGGTGCGTAGTGAACCCTTGGCGCTTGGCTTTCGGATGCCAGATGTAGTGGTTCAGATCAGGATTCGGCACATCCTCATGCTCGGCAAAACACTGCGGGTTGCGTGTCACCCACGCTGCCACCACAGGGTCAATGTCGTTGGCAAACGCCCACGGTAACCACTCAGGTACTTGCATCTTAGCCATCGTTGCAAACGTCATACGGTCGCGTTGGTGATCCTTGAACATATCGCCTAAGTTCTCTGCGCCTGTGTTGCTTGAAGCTAACACGATGGTCTTAGGGTGAAAGTACCGATTGCCCCACCGCCTGTCGTTTAGCACAGGCAAGATGGTGTTGATAAGGTCTTGGCGCTTGCCTAGCTCGTCGAACATGATGATGCTTGGTTGATCCATGTGTACGCCTAGCATCTCGTTGGGGTAGAAGCTAGAGGTGCGTGTAGTGTGATCGACCGCAGGGATTTGAAAGTCCCCGCTGTCAGTGATCTGCGTCATGTCGATGTACACCGCACGATAATCAGGAAATGCCGCCTGTAGATCGTCCTTGAGTGCAGACTTGCCTGACCCCATCGGACCTTGAATCATGAAGGTAATCTCGTGCCCTAGTGCGATCACTGACTCAGCGATGCACTTGCGGGATAGCCGTTTATATAAGTTGTCCATGCTGTTTCCTTGGTTTGTTATGTTGCGTTTTGTTTACGTACTTCTCTGATGGCGTGTTGCGCTCTTGTCAGCGTGTCAAGATCACTCGCATGACACTCGCTAGATGGTTCCTGTTCTTCGACAAAATACTCCGCCAACGTGAGTGCCCATTCAAGTGCTTGAAACTGCTCTTTGGTAATGAACATGCCTACTCCTTAGTAGTCAAACTTAGTGAGAATCGCATCCATTTTGATGCGTACAGAATCGCGCAACTCATCGCTGTCGCGCAACGAATCACGGTCGATAGGTTCAATGGCGTTCTTGAGCGCCACACGTGCCTCCTCTAGATCAGGATCATTGGTAATGTTTAAGCCCACAAGCAACTCAGTGAGTTCCTTGGCTTGCTCAATACTCGTTGCAAAGATACGGGGCTTCTTGCCATCCTCACCTGTCGTGACCTTAGCCTTGAGGTAACGTGCCATCTCTAGCACCCGATCCCATGCGTCAGCCATCGCTGCCTCTAGGCGTTGCTCGGATACCTTGGCAAACTGCGCACGCACAACGTCTAGTGCCTCAGCAGGTAAGTCCACACGCATGTCACCCGCTGCGGGTACAGGGCTGAATACGTAGCTGAATGTGAATTTAGCGCGTACTTGATCGGCTGTCGGGTACTCATCACGGTCAAACGACTCGCCCAAAGCGAACGCAGCGTTGCTGACTTTAAGCGAAAAGTTATCTACGAAGCGATCAACTAAGAAGTAGTAGTCCGTGCGCCATGAGGATAGTTGCTTTGATAGATCAAAGAACGTCTTGGTAGACAGCATGCGTGTGCCGCTGTCCGCCCACGGTAGCGTTGCTGCTAAGAGCCGCTTGCGCGTCTGTGCGATGTACATGTTGATTGCATCTAGGTCAGCGTCACCTGCAAACAAATGCTTGCGCACGGTGTGCGCACGTTTACTACCCGCACGTTTAGCGACCGTGACTTCCTCGCGTGTCTGGTTGTCGGTCTTGCTGCCCGTGTATGCGCCGATGTGCAGGTCGATAAGCATCGCGCTTGACTGCAATGTAGGTACGTTGGTAGTAGGTTGACTAACTACTGGTTGTCCATATGTATGTGTGTACATGGTATTTCCTTG